GCGGGGGAGAACGACGACAAGTCTCGCGACGACTGGAAGGAAACCTATACCAAGGGACTCAAAATGTTGGGCATACAATCTGCCAACGAGCAAGAACGAACCGACCCTTTTCCTGGCGCTTCGGATGTACATCACCCTTTACTGGCAGAAGCGGTTGTTCAGTTTCAGGCCCAAGCATATAAAGAAATATTACCTGCCGGCGGACCAGTCCTGACCAAGGTACTGGGAGCCAAGAGCGACGAACGAGTAGCGCAGGCCAATCGAGTTCAGAGTTACATGAACTACCAGATTTGCGATGTCATGGAAGAGTACGACCCTAACCTCGACCAGCTACTGTTCTACCTCCCACTCGCTGGTTCAGCATTCAAGAAAACTTATTACGACCCCGCAAAGAAACGAGCGGTCAGTATGTTCGTCAAGGCCGAGGATTTAACAGTGCCGTATGGCACCACCGACCTGCTATCCGCAAATCGTATCGTGCATGAGTTTATCCTATCCGGTAATGATCTACTTAAATATCAAAAGTCAGGCTGGTATTCAGACGAGCATACACCTGAATCCATACAACCAGGCACTAGTGACGATGTCATCAAGGAACAGACCGACGAGATGGAAGGTCTGGATACCGGATACTATCAACACGACGAGAATTACCAAATGATCGAGGTTCACACTTATCTTGATCTCAGTAACTTACAGTCGAACTACGATGAGGACGATGAAGAGATTCGCGTTGCTCTACCGTACATTGTTACGATAGACCCAGACGCGGGCGTCGTCATGGCCATACGCCGGAACTACGAGGAAGGGGACCAGAACATGAAACGTCTGGAACACTTCACTCATTACAAATTTTTGCCAGGACTTGGGTTCTACGGTTTTGGCCTGATCCACCTCATCGGTGGCCTCACCAAATCAGTGACAACTATCTTACGCTCACTGATTAATGCCGGCATGTTCGCCAACCACCCGTCCGGCTTAAAAGTTAAAGGTATGAGGATTGAGGGTGATGACGAACCCCTTGCTCCAGGCGAGTTCAGGGATGTTGATGTACCAAATGGTAACGTCAAGGAAGCGATTATGCCGATGCCGTTCAAGGAACCATCGCAGGTGTTGGCTGCATTACTGGGAACACTAGTGGACTCCGGTCAACGATTTGCCAGTATTGCCGACATGCAAGTCGGTGATACTTCTGGCCAGCAACAACCTGTCGGAACGACGGTCGCAATGCTCGAAAGGGGGACGAAAGTAATGTCCTCTATACATAAACGCATTCATTACGCGCAAAAAGGTGAATTCAAAATTCTAGTTCGCCTGATTAAAAATTCCATGGGCGAGGGGATGTACCCCTACGCGGTGGAAGGTGAAGACAAATATATCTACCAGAAGGACTTCGATGATCGCGTTGATGTTGTTCCCGTGTCTGACCCAAACATCTTCTCAATGGCACAGCGAGTTATGATCGCAAGTCAGCAGTTACAGATGGCTCAGGCCGCGCCCGAGATTCACGATCTCCGCGAGGCATATCGCCGCATGTATGTAGCGATGGGTATTAACGACATCGAAACCGTCCTGAAGCCGAAAGAGAAGCCCGAACCATATACGCCGGTTGCGGAAAATCGCAGGGTTCTGATGAACAAGAAACTGGTGGCAGTAGAGGAAATGAACCACGAGGCGCATATCGCGGCTCACATCATGTTTCTACAAACGCCATATGTTATGTCAAGGATGGAGTTCGCAGCCAACTTGGTGCAGGACATCATGAACCATGTATCGATGCTGGCGAAGCAGAAAGCCAAGGAAATGAACACCGATCCAGTACAGATGGAACTGAAGATGTTCGCAGACATCATGCCTAAACTCAGCCCACCACAAGGTGAGAAGATCGAGGCACTTCAGGCCCGACAGCTCGAAGAAGACGAACGTAAGAACAAAGCGAAAGAGGCACAGGATGCTGAAGATCTTGCAGCTAAGGAACGAATGGCTGAAGAGAAGAACGACGTTACACTCATCGTGGCCGACAAACAGGCCAGGAGAAAGGATAGTAAATGAACAGCGACATTTTAAAGCTGCGTAAAGAATACCAAGGTAAAGCGGACCAGAGAGCCGGTATCCTCATAAACGGGGGTGTAAAAGACTATGCGGAATATACAAAGTTGGTAGGACAAATTACAGGTCTAAATCTTGCCATCACTGAAATTAACGACCTGCTTGAAAAACAGAGAAAACAAAACAATGACCAAGGCGAAGCATTCTGAATTTGGGTCAGAAAATAAACCAATCCCAAACTTTCGAGAACTAGACAGGACTCCTGTCAAACTTGCACCAGAGGAAACCAATGAAGCAAAAGCGGAAAGGCAAAAAGACAAACTCCCCACGCCGAAAGGGTGGCGGATACTAGTCATACCTATTAGCCAACCGACCCACTCGGCAGGCGGTATCGCGTTCACAGAGAAAACCAAAGAAGATCAGGAACTGGCCTCGACTACGTGCCAGGTGATCTCGCTGGGTCCAATGGCGTATACCGATGAGTATAAGTTCATGGGTATACCTTGGTGTAAGGCGGGCGACTTCATTCAAATTGCAAGATATACCGGATCGCGAATTCGACTGTATGGTGCGAACCCAGACGGTTCCGACTCTCTATCTTTGCGCGTAATAAACGACGACGAGGTTTTGTGTACCGTGCCAGATCCTCATGACTACGTGGGGCTAGCATAATGGTTGACGAAAACACAGATGTTGAAAACGAAGATCTCGAAATTGAAATCGAGGACGACGATAGCGTTGTAGCAACCATCGAAGCCAAAGACGATGTTAATCCCAATGTCGCTGATCAGTTAGGCAAAAGCGCAACCGAGGGTGCACAAACTCTCGAAGAACGGTATGCTGCGATGAAGGAGAAAGATCCTGAACTTGCCGAGTACCACGGTAAGAACGTGGATAAACGCATCAAGAAACTTACCTTCAAACAACGTGAAGCAGAGCGCCAAAGCGAAGAAGCATTGACCTACGCACAGGGCGTGTTAGCGAAGAACACTGAACTGGAAAACAAGATAGCAACCCAGGATGGTGCGTTCATCGGTGAGCACACGACTCGTTTGGAGAGTCAGCTTCAGCAGGCGCAACAAAATTATCAGGATGCGTACAACGTAAATGACGGTGAGGCCATCGCCAAGGCAACTAGCGATATTGCCCGCGTAAGTGCTGCATTGGGCAACGCTCAAGGTACGAAGCAACGTTTCGATCGCCAGCAAGAAAGCCGTGAGCATCAACCCGCACCCGTGTACAACCCGCAACCAGCGGCCCAACCAAGACCGCGACCACTGATTGATCCCAAAACTCAAGCATGGGCGGAACGTAATGAGTGGTTCGGTGAAGATGAAGAGGTTACGAAAGCGGCCAGAGCTATACATACATCGATGGAAAAAGATGGACAGTTCATAGCTGGCTCTACAGGTTACTTCACCGAGATGGACAAACGTCTAAAGCAAAACTTCCCCGAGAAAGACTACTGGGGTGCGGAAGTCGCTACAACACCGGCCACACCTGCAGCAGTAGTTACGCCGGTCATGAACGCAGTAACGACACCCAGAGGTAAGGGAAGAACGGTTAGGCTGAGTGCTTCGCAACGATCTGTCGCCAGGAAATTAGGCTTAACAGACGAACAATACGCGAAAGGTGTTGTAGATATGGGTAAACAGTAGTATCATTAATCATAACCCAGGGTGTAACCCTGCACAGGAACATGAATGAAGAAGAGAGAACGATCACCGGCGCAGCTTGCAAACGACCGTAAGTTGGCCATGAGAGCAAAAGTTAAGGCAGCTATGGCTGTGTTAGCTGAAGCGGGTATGACTGTTGAAAGCGCACCCGCCGAAGAAGTATTCCAAGCGATTGAGGAAGTAGGTCTTGCTGAGTCGCCGCCATTACGGAACCCCAGAGCCCCGCGCTCTGCTACAACTCGTGAAAAAGAAACACGCAGAAAATCATGGGCCCCTCCTTCAATGTTGGATGCTCCCCCTGCCCCTCCTGGCTATTGCCACAGATGGGTTAGGTCAGGCATGCAAGGTGAAGAGGATAAGATCAACATGAGTAAGCGATACCGCGAAGGTTATGAGCCTGTACGTGGTGACGCATATGATGATTATGATCTACCTCTAGAGGATGTGGGTAAACATGCAGGTGTATTTAGTGTAGGTGGATTAGTGTTAGCACGTATCCCTGAAGAGACTGTCAAAGAACGCAACGCGTATTACGAAGGCAAGACTCAACAGCAGATGGGTGCGATTGACGCAGAACTTGAGTCAAACTCCAATCGAGCTATGCCACTCTCGGCACCTGACCGATCAAGTCAAACTACCTTTGGTAATCCCGAGAATAAACCCGATCATACGTGATCGATACTGTTTTGTTTATTTTTTAGGAGTTTAGCTAATGGCTAATGTCGATAACCCGAATGGTTTTACACCCGTTCGCCACCTCTCGGGTGGCATAATTCGTGCGGAGGAAATGTTTATCGCTGACGATCAAGCGGGCGCAATTTTCACCGGCGATATGGTTGAGTTGCTGGGTACTGGATACGTTACAGTAGGCACAGCATCATCTGCCAATTTTCTCGGAGCCTTCGCAGGTTGCCGATACCGCACCGCAGACGGTTCGTACGTCTTCAATAACCAGTGGCCTGCTGCACAAAGCACACTGGGTAGCGAAGACGCAGTGGCATTTGTATATACCGATCCGATGATCGTGTATGCAGCACAAACCACAGGAACTGGTGCTTTTGCTGATAATGGTCTCTTTATGGACCTGACAGCAACTGCAGGTAACACATCAACCGGTCGTTCTAATCAGGAAGTTGACGAAGACGCTTCTGCTGACGACTTTTTCCGACAGATAGGACTCGTTCAACGCTCAGGCAATGCCTGGGGCGCTAACGCAGAAATTGAAGTTATAATCCATAAGCACGCATATACCGATTATGCTGGCACTGACATAACAACATAGGAGGCTATCATGGGTATTAATAGAGCACAGCTCGTTAAAGAACTCGAACCTGGCCTGAATGCGTTGTTCGGTCTTGAGTACACATCGTATGCAGATGAAACCACAATGATCTTTGACAAAGAGGGCTCGGATCGAGCGTTCGAAGAAGAAGTTCTGTTGGGTGGATTCGGTGAAGCAGTAATCAAAGGCGAAGGGAGCGGTGTCACATATGATACAGCTCAGGAATCTTGGGTTGCGCGTTACCAGCATGAAACAATCGCCCTGGCTTTCGCCCTTACGGAAGAAGCTATGGAAGACAACCTGTACGAGGGACTCGCGAAGCGATACACCAAGGCACTGGCACGATCTATGGCTCATACCCGTAACGTGAAAGGCGCTTCAGTGTTGAACAACGCTTTTGCCGCTTCAGGTTCTCTTGGTGGTGACGGTGAAACATTGTGTGCAACCCACACCCTGTTATCCGGTGGAACTCTGGCTAACGAGCCAGGAACCCCAGCCGACCTCAACGAAACATCGTTGGAAGCAGCTTACATCGCCATTGCAGACTGGACAGACGAACGTGGTCTTAACATCATGGTCAAGCCTAAAAACCTGATCATCCCTACCGATCTGTGCTTTGTCGCAGAGCGCGTATTGAAGACGCCTCTTC